ATCCACCTAAAGTGGGGAACTTGGGCTATGAAAAGGTTTTGCGAATTAGAGAATAAAAATCTAATGCAGCTAATTGAGGTTTTATCTGGAGGGGTTTATGACTTAGATACAATCGTTCATATTGTACAAGCCGCAGCAGAAAGTGGATGCAAGAGCCTTAAAAAGCCTATTGACTTTGATGAATTTGAGGTGTGCGAATGGATAGATCAAGTTGGTGGACTATCTGCAAAAGATGGACAATTAGTTGAGTTTATGAAATATATGCAAGACTCAATGACTCCAGATTTAAAGCCAGAAAAGGAAACGGACGAAAAAAAAAATTAGGGTTTTATAGTTGGGACTCAATAATTATTCTCGCTATTGAAGTTGGCTTAACGATTAACGAGTTTTGGCAATTGACGTGGCGAGAATTTTTATTATATAAAACGGCTTATCAAAACAAGGAAGTAAGGGAGTGGGAAAGAACAAGAATGGTGGCTTATTTGATTTATAAAGTAAATACAAGTGAGAAAAGTCCAAAGAGCTTAAAATCGTTTTTTCCTTTGCCAAGTGATGAAGTTGAAGATGATAAGCCTAAACTGACACAAGAACAATTGGCAAGGACATTAAAGTTGTATGGAGTAAAATAATAAAATGGCACAAGAAACGTTAAAAATTACGATAACCGCAGACAATCAACAAGCGGTACAAAATATTCAACAAACAGTTACCGCAACAAATCAATTGGGTACTGCTTTTAGAACGTTGCCAAGTACAAGCAATTCAGCTACTTATGCTTTATCAAACTTATCAAGGGTTGCACAAGATGCTCCTTATGGATTTATAGGTATTGCGAATAACTTAAATCCTTTATTAGAATCATTCCAAAAGTTAAGTAAAGAGGCTGGAGGTTCAGGTGCTGCTTTGAAAGCAATGGCAGGTGGTTTAATGGGTCCAGCTGGTATTGGGTTAGCTTTGGGTGCGGTATCATCTTTAATAGTTGCATTTGGTCCAAAATTAGCTGATTTCATAAGTGGAACAACTGAAGCATCTAAAGCAGAAGATAAGTTTGCACAAAGTTTAAGAGATGCAAGAGCCGAAGCAAGTGAAACAGGAATAAGATTACAAGCATATTTAACAATAAGTCAAAATGCAAATGTAAGCGAAGAAAGGAGGGCAGAGGCATTTAAAGCGGTTGTAACTGAATTAAGTAAGGTGAATAAGGCTTATGCATCAACTATTACAACTGTTGACCAAGCAAGAGGAGCAGTTGAATTATATACACAAGCATTAGTAGCACAAGCAATTACTACAAGATATATTGATGAAATTGCTAATAAGACAATTGCTTTAGCTGAAGCCAATAAAAGAATAATACAAACAGGAAGGGAATATTACGCAACTTTAGAGTCAACTAAATTAGCAATTAATGGTTATGCAGATGCTTCGGTTTATCAAGCAAGTGCAATTGCTAAAGCAAAGGATGCTAATATTGATGCTCGTAATGAAGCATTGGCATTAAGAAGTGGAATTATAGGATTAAAAACTTCAGTAAATGATTTATATGTTGCTACATCAAATAATCCTTTCTTTAATTTTATTAAAGGAGCAGATGATACAACAAAAGCAACTGATAAAGCAACTAAAAGTGTTGAAAAATTAGCAAAACAAGCAAGGGTTTTAAAGGTTAGTACAACTCAAATTATACAAACCGAAAATGAAATAAAAACACCTGCAACACCAAATAAGCTAAGCAAGGATTTACCAATGTTTGCGCAACAATATAATGCTGAACAAATATTTAAAAATGAAGCGGCATTAAAAGCATACAATACTCAATTACAATTAGCAAACGGAATTACTGATACAATTACACCAGCATTTGAAGCAATGTTTCAAGCTATGGCAAATGGTGAAAATATAGGTAAAGCATTAGAGGAATCATTTAAACAAATTATTGCTCAATTGACTGCAATGATTATTAAGGCTTTAATATTTAAAGCTGTTATGACTGCTTTAGGATTGCCAACTGTAGGTGGAGGTGGAGGTTTAACAAGTTTGGCAAGTGATTTTGGCTCTACTCAAAATGGAGGTCAATTTGTATTACGAGGACAAGATTTATTATTGGCTACAAATAGAGCGCAAAAGGCATCAAATCTTAAAGGACAAAACATTAGTTTAGCATAATGGCATACGGATTAAGATATACAATAACGCAAGAATTAAGAGATGGAACATCATTAATAGTTAAGATATACGAAAAAAGCTATGTTGGTTCAACTGTTACTCCATATATAGGAACAAATGTTTCTTTAGTACCAAATGCTACAAATGAAGACCCAATTGCTTTTATAATATCTTCGCAGTTAAATGTGTCTTTTATTATATCAGATCAAGACGATTACGATAATTTCCCTGACTTATTAAACTTTGATGAAACAAAATATTACGTTGAATTAGTTATTGATAACGTAATCAAATGGAGAGGTTTTTTACTTAACGATTATCTTCAAGTTCCATTTACAACAGGTAACCAAGAAGTAAGTATGACTTGTATTGATGGACTTTCATTTTTAAGATATATATATTATGATGGTGATGTAAATGTAAATTCATTAATTAAATTAATTGACATTATTGGTATTTCTTTAAATCAATTGCCATTTGAAGATATGATATTTATTTATGCTTGTTGTTCATACTATGCAGATGGAATGTTTGACAGAGGCGATGCTGGTGGCGATGAACCATTTAGTCAAACGTATCAATACAAAAGGGATTTTTATAAATTAGATTATTATACTATTTTAGAAAATATAATTAAGACTTTTGGTTGTAGGTTATTCCAAGCAAATGGCAATTGGTATATTTTGCCAATGAATCAACAAGCTGACACAATATATTATACAAGATATGTTGTTGAAGATGCGCCAACTGTAAGTGGTAATGGTATATTAACAAATACAATAAACATTCAACCTTATCAAGATAATAATGTTCATTTTGTAAATAATAGTCAAACCAAAATAGTAAGAAAAGGATTCCCAACTATTGAATCAACTTTGCCGTATAATTACGCTGCAAATTATATATATAATGGAACTTTTAAATTTACTACTGGTTCTGGTTCTACATTAAGAGCTAATGGATGGAGTGAGTTTGAGGTTGCACCATCAAGAGCAACTTTGGTTATTTTACCAGAAGATCAATCAAATAGATATGAAATATTTTATTTAGGAGGTGGTAATGCATATATACAAAATTATTTTGCATTGCCTACTGCTTATGAATATTTACCAAAAATGTATGGTACAAGTGCAACTTTGTCTTTTGAATTACAAGGCGCAAATGCAGGGGATAAAATAAGAATTTATATAACGGCTTTTATTAGTGGTGTAACGTACTACTTAAAAAATGATGATACTTGGAGTACAACTGTAAGTTTTAGAGATATTACTTACACTACCTTTAATACGTACGTTTCTAATACTGTTGAAATTCCTATGGGATATTCACAAGCATTAAGTTTAACTATTGAAGGTTTAATAGGAGTTAAGTTTGAAGCAGCTAATGGTGCGGTTGGTGGATATATCAAGAACGTTAAATTAACACAAGGAGATGCTTCTATTAAAGAGGTTGTATTAACAAGAAATATTGGTTCAACATCACAAATAGCAACTGATATAGACATTCCTTATAGTGCGATTTATCCATATCAAGGTGCATCACCAATACAAAATAATGTAGGTTTATTATTTGATGAAGATGGTGTTATTTGGAGGGATTGGTACAGATATGGATATCCACCAGAGGCATTTGGTATGTTAGCTGAATTAGTTATGCGTCAATATTCAAATTTATTAAATAAGAATATAGCTACTTTAGAAGGTGATTTGGGAGCAATATCTGGAACAAATGGGTTTATTTATCTTGATAAAACATATACAATACAAGATTCAAGCACAAATGCTTTGTCTTATAATGGTAAGAAGTTTTTAATAAATAGGCTTACATCAAATCCTTATATGGATGAAACAAGCCAAATACAACTTTTAGAGATTACAATGGTTGATAATGCTTCAACTGCTACTATTGATTACATTGGAGATGTTACAATAGAAACTCCAAAAAGATATTTTAATAATGCGTAAATTTGTAATATGGCAGCAGTAATAATACAAGAATTTCCAAATTACTCAATAAATGAGGTTGGGGAAGTAACAAACATAAGAACTGGTAAGCATTTAATAAATACTACAAGTAAAAATGGTTATAGTATTGTATGCCTATATAATGAATATGGTAGAAAAATGATATACGTTCATAGGCTTTTGGCAAAATATTTTATACCAAAAATTGAAGGTATGAATCACGTTAATCATAAAAACGGCATAAAAAACGATTATAGATTGGAAAATTTAGAGTGGTGCAATCGTTCAATTAATATGCAACACGCTTGGGATAATGGTTTATCCGAAAATGTAAGACAAACAAATAGAACAAAAAGGTCTAAATTAGTATTAGATTTTAATACAGGTATTTTTTATGATTCAGCAAAAGAAGCTGCAAATTTACTTGGTATAAATGCAAATACTTTAAGGGCATATTTATCAAACTATTACCCAAATAAAACAAATTTAAAATACGTATAAAATGGGAGCAGTAATAGGGAACAATGTACTTTTATATTGGCATAGAACAGATGTTGACCCAGAGGTTGATGTCGCTTTTGCTTGTAGTACAACTTGCACGTTTAATGTAAGCGTAGACCAAAAAGAGGTAACAAGTCAATCAAGTGCTTGGTTTCGTGAGTATAAAAATGATGTTGCTACTTGGAGTGTTACCTGTGATGGGTTGATTACTTTGACTGGGTTTTCATATTTGTTTATGCTTGAAAAGCAGTTAGCAAGAGAACCAATAGAGATTAAGTTTGTAGTGGATAACGGAGTTGATGGTTTGACTATTATTAACGGAACTTGTAATATATCAAGTTTAGCAATAAACGCACCACAAAAGGATGTGGCTACTTACAATATTAGCCTACAAGGTACAGGTGCATACAATACAACAGGAACGGAGGTTGACCCAAGCGGTGTGATTATAGTAGGTTCAAATCCTGTTAAGACAAAAGGTTACACGGCAAGTGGTGGCGAAACATCAATTACTTTTGCGGACACAATCGGTTATGCTTGTTTGTACGTTTCAAGAGGTGGTGTGGATGCGCAAAACATTTTAACAACAGGAACTCCAACGGGTGATGATGTTAAGTTTATAAGTTCAACTGGGGTTCTTACTTTTGGTAGACCTTTAGAAGCTGGGGAGTATATTCGTGGATTATTTCAATAAAATATTATGAGTCAATTACAAGTTACAGGCGAAGCAAAGATTAGGGATATACAAGGTCCAGTAGTGGCTAATAGTGGGGTAATAACCGCTTTAGATGGTGCTGCTTCTCAATATGTACGAGGTGATGGTACATTAGCGGACTTCCCAACATCAACAGGTGGAGGTAGTTCAGTTTCTTATTATCTAAATTCAAGTGTAAGTCAAGGTACAATAGGAGGGGTTGCTTATAGACAATTAGGCAAAACACCAATTGCTGGTGCTGGAACTGACATTGCTATTTCGGCTAATGGATATGTAGCGAGTTACTTAACCGATGCTAATGACCCTGCTTTATTAGAAGTACCTGCTGGTAACTTTAATTGTGAGTTCTATTTTAGTGTAAATAATAACACAGGAGACCCTTTTACTTATGCAGAGGTTTACAAATATGATGGCACAACTTTTACCTTATTAGGCACAAGCGTTGGAGTTCCAGAGTACATTACTGAAGGAACTGTAATTAAACCTTACTACTTTGCTATACCAGTTGCTCAAAGCGTATTGACTGTAACAGATAGAATAGCGATTAGAATATATGTAAACGTAGATGGTAGAACAGTTACTTTACATACCGAGAACAATCATTTGTGTCAAGTGGTTACTACTTTCTCAAAAGGATTAATCTCTTTAAATAACCTTACAAGACAAAACCAATTCTTTGCGACAGGAACAAGCGGAACGGACTTTGGGATATCTTCAAGCGTAGCGACTCATACTTTTAACCTTCCTGTGGCTTCGGCTACAAATACTGGTAAGTTAAGTTCAACAGATTGGAGTACGTTTAATAACAAATTAAGCACCGCAACGGCTGCATCAACTTATGTTCCTTATACAGGAGCAAATGCTAATGTTGATTTGGGTACAAGAGATTTAAGTTCAAGATTTATTTATCTTAATGGTACAGGAACAATAGGTGGTAATTTATTCTTACGAAAAGATGTAGATCCTGGTTTTACTTTAAATTATACTACTTTATATTCTACTGACAATAACTTTGGGATTGGTTCTACTGATGGTACAAATACAAAAAAGGCAATATTTAGCTTTGGTTCATTAACAGATAATACATTAAGAACATATACTCTCCCAGACGCATCTGGAACTCTTGCTTTAACAAGTGATTTAAGTGCATATTTACCTTTAGCTGGAGGAACATTGACTGGAATATTAAATATTTCAACTGCAAGTTATTTAACAAGCAGATTAAAATTAATCAATACTGCAACAGGTGGCAATTCTTGGAGTTTAAGTTCTGGTAATCAAAACAATTCTACCAATAATTCATTGTTTACAATTATCAATGAAACATTAAGTAAAAATACATTTGTTTTAAGTCCAACTGGTAAGTTGGCTTTGGGTGCTGATTTAGGTACTACAAATCCTTCGGATGATTTAGCTATATTTAGTACTAATACAATTTTAAAAGTAGTTGACTTGACAGGTAATAATTCAAATTTGAATTTACAAGCTACAAATACTGCTGCTTATATTAGAGCTGGATATACTACAACTGCGATTCCTTTAATATTACAAACTGGCAATATAGATATATTAACAATAGCTGCTAATGGGCAGGTTACTTTATCAACAAATGTTACTACAACAGGTGCGCAATTTGTTCAAAATGGCTTTTATTTAACAAATGCAAATGCTGGTTCTCTTGCAGGTTATACTCATATGTGGGCGCGTAATGAAGGAATTAATTTTGGTTTAAGAAATGGTACTGGAGGAGCAAGTTTTATTTTCCAAAGTGCAAATTCTTACAATTATACATTTCCTGCTGCAAGTGGCACTTTAGCATTGTCAAGTGATTTAGGTGCTTATCTACCTTTAACAGGTGGTACGCTAACTGGTGCTTTAAGTGGTACAAGTGCTACGTTTAGTGGTAATTTATTAGTAGGACCAACAACATCTGGTTTTGATAGCGTTTCTCAAATAGCATCAAGTAGCACTGGTAATATTATAAGTGCATTAACATTACAAAATACTTCATTAACAGAAACTGCAGGAACTGGTGTAAACTTAAACTTTGGTGGTAGACTCAATTGGTTAGGTAGAATAAGCACTCAATTTGTAGGAACAACTGGCGGTGGTGATGCAAGTATGTCATTTTTAACACCTTCGGGAGGTAATCTTGCAACAAGATTGCATATCACAAGCGGTGGTAACGTTGGAATCGGAACGAGTAGTCCTGACTATCCTTTAGTAGTACAAGCCAATTCGGGTGCTGCACAAGCAGTAAAATTATTAGGTCGTTCATCGGATAATATTAGTATTTTAAGTTTTCACAATAATGCAAATTCTACTCAATATGGTTACATAGCAGGTATTCCAACTGAATTTAGAATTAATTCAGGTTCAAGCATACCAATAACATTTACAAATGCTGATACCGAACGAATGAGAATCACATCGGGGGGTTTAGTTGCTATTGGTACAACTTCTGCTTTGGTTAATGAATCTTCTTTAGCAGTTACAAGCAATGGAAATACTGCAACTTTTAAAACAACTTTAAATGGTGGTAACTGTTTATTACTTTGGAATAGTGGCGGAAGTGGCAATATAGTTTTTGCTACTGGTTCATCATTCACTGCTGCTGGTTCAATTACTTCAAGTGGAACTGTAACATCTTACAATGTTACTTCCGATTA